CTTGAGATCAAACTAACTAACTTTACAGCTGTTAGGCCGTGTACTTGCAACACGTGTGCCACTTAACCAGGGGCTAACCGGGGTTGATTTCAGCATCTCTGCTCCTACGACATACGCGTAGGTCCACGAATATGCGCCGCTCTTGGACTGCGCACATACGTGGGTGAAGCTGAAACCGTCGGAGAAGGGGGGCAATCATCGACCACCGCCCAACTGGTTCCCTTCACAAGTTGAAGTTCATCCTCGTCCTTTGAGTCAATATCAACGGCATACTTAATGCTGCGCATATTATTAACAAGGTCATTCACTTGTGCTTTGAGCTCGTCAATCTCGATTTGCTGAGTACGTTGCTCTGTTTCAAGCAAGAATCCCGCAGGAAACGTCGTAATCACCATATCTAGACTGGTAACACTTGTGGGAATGGTTCCCGGAACAAGGTTGAAGATAGCCGGAGTGTTGGGAGAAGCGGCAGTTATAGTCACACCGAACTCGACAACAATCTGTCCATTATTATCCGCAGCCTCGAACTGGGCAGCATTATTAGCCCCACCAATGCTAAAGAGGTTGTAAACTGCACCAACCCCAACACCACTACCTGAGGCGAAAGAGGCTGTCCATGCTGTCATGGTAACCGACCCGCCTAGTATGTAAATGGAGACCAAATACACACCTGGTGTTGAAAAACTAATGGATTTAGTATTCAGACTAACTGAAGTACTAAAACTGCCCCTCAAAACCGTCTTTTGGGCTGAGGGAGGGCCGAACAAATCGCTGGCTGTTGGTGCAGTGCTTGGGTGAAACGCTACAGAATCATACACGTAGTGCATCACCGGTACAGCACTGATACCAACAGGCAATCTAGGCTTAATAAGTTCGACATCAAAAGTGCACCACAATTCACCGATCACACTTCCTGCGGCAGGCATACCTACAGTTGCAATCTGGAAATTTCCCACATCTGAAAAGCGCAGATCAGATCCTGTTTCGACACCACTACGAGTGTAGAGGTCAGACAAAACATTCGCGTTCGGTGCACACTCTATTGGGTGCATAGCCGATACGGAGGGAGGACAAGAGGTACAGTAAACGTAGTTTTCCATAGATCTCTTGTCTGTGAATGTGGGTTTGGAAACGTCATACTCAGTGGCCATAATGACTGTTCCCAAACCGGTGCTTGTGCTATTGAGTGCTACTGCGGAGGTTGACTTATACTCAAATATCAATCCCCACAGCTTGTATTGCTCATAGCATGAAGCAACGGTAGCTAACCAAGGAAACGTTACGGCCATTCCCGGGTTAACTGGGTACGAGTTCAAAGTGAAACCCGTGGTACTAATCACATCGGTTATGAATTCACGATGTGTAACACGCGTTGCCTGGCGTGTATTACTGAGGATGGGTGGATTGTTTGGTTGCACTAATGTATTTGATGAAACCGAATAATCACCCAAACCAGTGATTGATGAAAAGAGGCCGCCTGCTTTCTTTCCTAACCAAGAACCAAGGCTCGAGCCAATATCCTCCGCATACCCACCATGTCCTTTGACCCTGGCAGTCGTACGCTTGATTTTCAAGATATTGCTCTTGCCTGCCAACTTCTTGGCGCGGGCAGTTCTCTTCTTTGGGACACGCTTCACAGGAGCGCGAGACGACATGTTTCTGAGCTTTATTGCGGAACAAATACAAAACACTTGTGGGGGGTTAATTGTAAGGCTGGCCAGGCCTACTCTCGCATGTCGTGTCACCAGCGGACGGTTTATCAGGGGATGCCAGGAAAGTTAGAAACTCCGCGTACTGGTCCCCAATGGGTCCGGACTATTGCCTATTGACTATCGGGCCCCTTCTGGGACCTTCAACGGTGGTGGACGTTGTCGCCAACATTCCACCGACGCCGTTTCGTTCGTCAACTGGTAATAATTTCTTCGGGTGCATAGCTCTGCGTTCTGTACGTCGCTCTTTTGCATTTCGAGGTGCTACGGGCACCTTTACTTCCGAGACCGGGTCAAAATGGAACTTTGGCATCCGTGTCTCCGAGGGGTCAGAGTGCCACGCGATGTTAATCATACCATCTGGTAATACGATATCCCCATTGATAAGTACAGGCTTATCAACCTTAATAGGAAAAGGATCTATGAACATTGGCACCTCTAAGAAGTCGCCGAGACCTCTCCTTGTGTTTATCCAATTCAACAAATCACTTTGACGGAATCCACCAAGACCACTACTGGTTACGACATCTTGCATCCAGTCACCGTAGTCATTGGGGTACTGTAATTCAGGTGCCAAGTCTCCATTCCATTTCTGGGTTAGGTTGGAGTAGGATTCAAATCCTCTTAACTTGGCTACAGCTGATGCAAACGGGCCAATTATTGGTGTGTTCTTATCACACAAATAATAGGCATATGATTTTTCCCATAATTTATCCACTGCGGATGCATCCACTGCCGTGGTAACATGGTACTTACTCAACTGTCTGCGCACATCACACATGGAATTAACGTCGCCCTCCCAAACATGTCTGGAGTAGCAACGCGCGAGGAACTTGATCCCCAAGTCACCTCGCTTAACCTCATCTGCCGTCAACACTTGGCCAACATCTCGAGCAGCCTGCTCGTATGTTTGCCTGATAACATCTGCGGTCATTCCATCGTCCCCTCCATATACCCCCAAGCGTTTCCAAGCTTCTTTGGGTGTTAGCCCCATTCGTCTAAGGGCTAAAAACGCTATAAAAGCGTTTAATATGGAATTGAACAAGGCCGTCTCAGGGGATCCTGACAGCCTCGAAGTAAGTGTATCGTAAATCACGCCGAATGAAGTAACTCCTTTCTGATTATATTGAGACTTCATTAACTTATCCAATTCTTCGTGATACTCTAACGGGAAAGCTGCCATTGCGATCATTCGTTCCAACAATCTAGCAGTACTTGAAACCCTCCCGTCACATTTACTTAGGTCCGTGTTGATCGCCTGCTTGGCCTGCGCCAGCACATCAGCGACCCGTTGGGCTATCTCCACAGGAGTCTTACCAAACGCGTACCATGGCATCGTCTTCAAGTGTTCAGCTAGAGCGTACGTAAACCTTGAGTAATCGAACTTATCGTTACCGTTTATCGTTGAGATAGGCCGGGGTGCTTTGACCCCGTTATATGTCTCACCTTTCTGAAAGCTCTTGATAATACGTTTGATGAATCTGCCATTTGATGCTGCCTCCCTGAGAATACGATTCTGCGTAGGACGGTTTTGTCTCTTATAGACTTCTTCAGCATCAACTGGATGGATCATGTGTCTCATGTCTTTGGGAATGAACATGTCGGTAAACTCTATCATACATTGCTGTACAAAAGCGTCTGGTTCCGTCGGTGGAACCGCTACCTTCGTTATCCTTTCCTCAACCATGCACTCGTCGTTTTCCTTACAACGTGTTGGTGCATAGCACTCATCTATGAGTGGTTTCATGAAAGCCGTCACAACAGGTTTTGTGTGGGGATCACATCTCTCTGGAGAGTTCGTATAGTGATTTACACCTTCGCCTGGTAACGAGACAAGATCCGCCGCCGCCTTCAACTTCTTACAATGGAATTCATAAAGTGACACTGCTGCCACATCATCACAACTCTTAATGTAAGTTTTGACCTGGTGGGGGGTAAAAGTAGTCGATGTACGTGCGAGTGCCCCTAGAGCATCATCAACAGTAACCGGTACAGTAGCCTGATTATAGCTACCTACTTTGCCAGTGGAATAACACAACTCATTCTTAGATTGTACTTTCAACCTGAGAAAGTCTCCAACAACAGGATTCGTCCTAGTCAGAGACCCTCCTTGCAAATTCCAAGCAAGGAGTGAGCCCAAGAAACCCCAACGCTGCAATGGTGTTATCAACACTAGCTGGTGGTCTACATCGGTATTACGCCGTTCAACTAAGAACGTGGCAGTATAGTATGGAATGCCTAAAAATCGTTTACGTACAACGAGATTATCATGGGTATAATTCCACACCTTATGGACATACTGCCCGCCACCGTTGACTGTATACACAACTTGCCCCTTCTGGTCGAAGGTAAATTGATAATCCCCCCCATCAGATTTCGCAACCTGACTAGGTTGAAACGTATACAGCAACGTGGCTTTAAACTCATCCGCTAGAACCGTTGGCATGTTCTCCTCGTACTCATCAGAGTCCACATACACCATAAGTGCATCTTGTGGTGGACTATAATTGACGGGCTTAACCTGGCCATCCTTGACCCAGTGCCAGTTTCGGCTCCTTGCTCTTCCCTTCCTCTCATCAGCCGCAGAACATTGGACAAAGTAGGGTGTTAGACCTGCTTGTGCCGCAAATGTTTCTGCGAACCGAGTACCTGTGCTGCGATCCGCAGCTGCAACACCATGAGTATGTCCGTACACAGATTTGCACTTGGGGACAGCAACCTGCTGAAACGTGCCGCGGAGAACCGCACTTGCTGAAGGACTCGGCTCAGACCACTTTGCAGTGGCATTTGAACGGATATCATTCACACGTATCGACTTGTACTGTTTCCAAGCTGCAGTTAGGGTACACACACTTGATATTGTCAACATAGTAATTTCAATTATTAGGACCATAATTGATTGAGAG